GGTTGATGCTCACCGGCACGCCCCTGCCTAACAGCGGTTTGCCCTTCTGCGGGGCTCCTCGAACTGGCGCCCAAACATCTTTACGGGTTGAGCAAAACTCGCGGACCGCCTGGCAACTGGTTGCATCGCCACCCTCATCAATGCCCCCCCGCGCCAACTTGAGCACGGTCCCATCTTCTCGAACCCATTTGGTTTCGGCAATCCGGTCCAGTTGCGCAAGCGTGTTTTTGTCCTGGGGGTCGCCATCGATGTCCCAATGGCCCAGGTGCCAGCCCTCCTCTCCAATACCCCAGCCCCAGACGGTGGCCACCAGTCGCTCGTTTGCCGTCCCGCCACCGCCCTGGGTGTCCACTCCAGCGGTGATCAACAGCACGCCATTGGGCACGCCGGTCAGGGTGAAGTCTTCGCCAAGGATCGAATAGCCGTTCCCCAGCTCCGTAGATTGCCGGCGCTTGGCCAGGTTGTCGGCAGAGACCTTGCCGGCTTGCGAGTCCTCCCAACCTTCGCCGAGCACCGTGTTTCTGAAGGTCTGCATCGGCTCTGGGTCGCCTTTGCGCAAGGACTCCAGTGCCTCTTTGTATTCACGAACCAGAATCGCCCAGTCCGCCGCAGGTGAATAGCTGTAGGCCGCCCACACATGGAACCCAATCAGGCCAGGGACCTGGGCCACAGCGGTCGCACGATCCTCGCAGCGCTCCACCATCCAGCGTTTTTTGCTGTGCGGGATTGGCGTTTTGCAATTTTCGCATTCGTAATGGGCGGTGAATTCGCCCTCTTTTATCATTTGATCCCATCGCAAAACTTGATAGTGATTGCAAAATGGGCAAGGAACAAAGAATTTTCGTTGATCCGATTTCTTATATAATTCCTCTGTTCGCCCATCCTTAAATATTGGCGTACTGCCTACGCCTATTTTGCGGTCCCAGTAGTAATCAGCACGGTTGCGGCCTAGCTTGTAAACGTCACCTTCGTCAATTCTACGATAAGCATCAAACTCATCAAAAAGAACAATCTTTCTCGACTTGCGCCGAAAGGCCCGCCCACTGGCAGCATTTACTATATCTATTAAACCACCATTGCTAAGCTGTTTTAAAAGGATTGTATTGCTGCTGGTGTTGCGTGCCTTGGATTCTGTAATCAGTCCTTGCAGCGCTGGCGTATCCTCAAATAATGGCTTGATTTCTTCCTTGCTATACCCTTCAGCGTCTTCCTTTACTGGCTGCACAATCATAATCGGGCATGGATCATGGTGCGAGTAATACTGAACAACAACGCCCAGCATCTTTGTCCAGCCGACGCGAGCCGACTTCAGGCAAACCACCGTTTCAACATTGGGATTGGTGAACGCATCCAGGATCGGGCGCTGGTATGGCAGCGTCCGCCACTGGCCCTTCTCTGCCGCGTTGCCGGTCATCACCGCGCCGCCATCGACCGTGGCCGGTTGGTCCGCATATTCCGAAAGCCGGAGCTTTGGAGGTGGCTTGAAGCCGCCCAGGATGCGCCGCGTCAGCTCCTGCACCGCTGGCAGTGTCAAGGCTCAACCTCTGGGTAGATCTCCATTACGTCGCCCGCAGCGAGACCACTCAAGGCCTCGCGTATCAGGTCCATCAGCACCGCCACCTCATCGGGTGTCAGGTGCGGGATCCTTTGTTTTGCCTTGCTTGGCACCCCCAACAAAACGGTGCGGGTGATATTGACCGCTGCGTCCCAGGCCTGCCCCACATCCTCGCGGGGAAGCAGTGTGTTTGCTTTGGCCTTGCGATCCATTTCCAGGATATTGGCCTTCTCGAATTCGGATCGAGCCCGACTGTCGTTGTAGCTGGGGATTTCTTCAGGCTTTGGAGAGTCGTCGGCGAGGGCCTGGGCAGGTGGGCGCGAGGGCCTGTGCTTTGCTGGCTGCTGATTTTGTTTGGCTGTGGGCTGCCTGGCCTCGGATTGAAACGGTGCCACCTTGGCCAAGTATTCATCCAGCAGAATGTCAGCATCGAGCAGCAGGGGCTTGGCCCTGAGGATGCAGGGGCTGCCCAGGAGGGCGCCCTCTCGGCACAGCTTGTCCAGATTTTGGCGACTGCACTTTCTTGCCGGCCCCACCGCCGCCTCGATCATTTCCGCCCCTTGGCGGCTGCGAATTGGTGTTGGCATTGCAACCAGTTTACCTAGGGTTGCGTTTTGGGTTGCGTTTTGGGTTGCGTCTTTGCTGCAACCCTGGCCAGGACTGGGGTTTAGGGCAGGCCCTGGCAAGAGGCAACCTTATTGAGAAGCGTTATCAACAGATAAATCGCGGCTTCGTGGTTCCCTCGGTATGTGTCGTTTAGAAGGACCCAAGACGAAACCCCTTGCTATGACTAGGTTTTCGGCAGATCCCTTGCTATGACTGGGATTTGGGGCAATATACCAGAACCCCTTGGTATGACTGAGACTTGCTCAGATCCCTTGCTATGACTAGGCCGCGCATCACCGCCCCCCATAGCCCCTGGCGGCTGAGTCCAGGGCCCTCTTGTAGCCAGCTATGAAGCTTCTATTGATCTCGATGTTGATCTCGGTCTGGATCAACTGGCTGTGCTCGCCCTTGTCGAACATCCTTGCCACCGAAGGCCCATAGACAACCTGCAACCGCCTTTTGCCGTCAGGCTTGCGCTTGCTCCCGACCCTGAAGGGCAGCACCACGCCACCCCTGCCCATGGCCATGAACGTCGTTGGATAGTCCTGGCGTTGGCCGCGCAGGATGCTGGCACGGCCTGGCTTGCCCCTCTTTGTGGCCTTCCCCCAACCACGTCCGCGGCCGAGCCCTGGGAGCCCGGTGGCACGGGTGCCGGGCCTAAACCCGAACTGGCTAAGAGTTGGGGCGCGTGCCGCGAATGTGAGAGTTGCTTCTCCCCTGCTCGCCAAACCCGTAAACAGGCTTACATCTTGCTTGATACGTCGTGATCCAATGTTATATCTTTGGCTAATACTCTTACCTGCTTGCTTATTGGCGGACGTGGCAGCAGCCAAGATTCCTGCCCTTGTTGCTTTCTGAAACAGTTTGGGATCAAGGAAGGCCCGCATTTTTTCTAGTTGGCCAATGCCTTCGACTTTGACCCTAATGAACTCGTTGGTGCCCATCTATCCCCCCGTCAACCCCATAGCCTGGAGATAGCGCGCCCACTGCTCCAGGGTCAGCACCACGCGCCATGTGCCACCGCGAAATCGAATAATGCTGGCAGCGTGTTTTGCTTGAGCGTTGATGCGTTGCTGTTCTGCAGCGGTGGGCTTGGCCCTGGCTGCGGCTGCGGTGTCTTCCCAATTGGCGATTTGCACAACATGGCCTGGAACGCCGTCCAGGTCGCCGGTGTCGTCCGCCCGGCCTGCGCCTAACTTGCGGCGAACAGACACCCCCAAGGCCTCTGTCAAAACTGCAGCAGCTTCCAGCTCTCCTCGATCCCCTTTACGTTTTGGTCGGTTCGCCATGCCCCAACCCTACCTCAAACCCGCTTTGCCGGTTCAACCACGCGCCGGTAGTGGTAACCACAAGCCGAGGTCCCATTTGTAACGGCATTCCAAATGTTTTTTTTATGAGTAAATACTTCCCTAGCCGCTGCAGCAATTGAAGGATATCGGCGTCCAGTTTCAACGCATTCTATAACATAAGATTTAGTTAATCTTGGCAATTGCATTTTCGTAATCTTAAAAGCAATAACCTCGGAGTCAATAAGTTGAGTTAGCTCTGATTGTGCAATACCGCCAAACTGTTCTGGGTGTTTTTTGGCAAATTTTCTAAGGTGCATACGTGAGATAAAGCGAGGGCTATTTTTTGCATTTGATCGTGCAACAGCGGGAAGGCCAATTTTAATCCAATTATAAATCTTTTCATAGCTATAGCCTGTAAGCGTTTTGATGTCTCCGATAGATATAAATTCTCCTTGAGACTGCATTGAGAGGCCGAGCTGCTCGGCCTTTTGCTGCATTGCTATGGGCGTTCTGGGTGGGCGGCGTTGGTTGAAGCGCTCGGCAACCAGCTGCCAGGGCAGCTCTCCGGCGAGTTCGGCTAGTGCTTCAAGGTCCTCTGGTGTCCACCGCCTCGATTGGTGTTTGGGTGCTGGTTGGTCCATGGCTGCTGGAAGGGGGGGGTGTTCGGGCATGAAATTTTGGGCTGCCAATTGCACCAGCAGACCGCTGATCGCTATTTATGGCAGTCCATCCCTTGTGAGTGAACAACCGAAAACGCAGGCTATGACTGGTCGCTTCCTTGTTCACATGAAGTTCACACGGTCTCTC